GGGGCCGTAACCCCTCTCGTATTATTTATTGGTCTTCTTATCCTTTGAAGATAAAGAAGTTGTTAGCACCTAATGTACAAAGCGCACGCTCTGACAAGAAGTTGACCTCCATAGCATCCAAGTCGCTAGTCTGTGCACCACCGGCAGAACCAGTCATCCAAGTTTTGTAACGACGGTTTTCAGCTTCAGAAGCACGGTAACGAACGTGAAGGAATGGACGTTTTGCATTCTTACCAAGTACTTGATCGTAAACGCTCATTGTACCAGCAGGAACCAAGACACCATTGATAGCACCACCAACGATACCACCACGAAGAGTTGCGTCGTTAAGGTATTTCCAATCTGTCTTGTAGAACTCATAACCACGACGGAATCCAGAGAAACCAAGGTTAAGGGCCATTTCTTCGCTGTTGTCAAACAAACCGTAAGAAGTACCACCAGCACCGTAAGAGTTCTGAGCAGCCAACATATCGTCGATGTCGAAAGAGAACTGACGGTTCAAGAACAATACGTTCTCAGCGATAGCACCTTGCTTGTCAAGACGTTGTACGATTGTATCGAAGTCACCTAAAGAAGATGGGTTACCACCTGCCCAGATATTACCACGAGATTCAATAGCAGCAAACATACCTTGAGTACCTGCAGCAGTAGAACCAGCGGTAGAACCAGGGGCAGCGGCTGTAGATGGAGAAAGGTAAGCCAATGCATCAGAACCGGCTTCAGCTCTAACACCTTCTACCATTGACATCTCTAAGTAATCTTCGTAACGTAGACGAGTTTCGTGCTCAGACTTCATGTACCAGTAGTAACCAGTAGCACCGTTCTCAGTTGTTACTTCAACCCATCCGATTTGAGCCATGTCAGAACCAGAGACAGTGTACTTGTCTTTGATGATGATTGGCTTGTTGTCGAAGAAAAGGTCTTGTGCTTCCAAAGAACCACTCATACCGCTAGTTCCTTTACCGAATTCAGATCCGTAAACAAATGCAGTTACAAGCTCAGTTGTAATTGTAAATGGTGAACCAGAAGCGTTGTAGAACTTAACTGTAAATGTAGATCCGTCAGAAGCAACTGCACTAACAACAGCCTTAGCTGCATTAGCACCGATTGTCTGAGAAGATAAGAATACAGTTTGGTTTACACGGAAGTTACATACAGTAGACGCTGGCATGTTGAATGTAGCTGTGTCAGATGCAGCTGCAGATGCAGGAACAACGTTAGTGTATTTTGTGTGAAGACGACCTTGTTCTGCCCATTTGATGAGGTCAGAGTTAGTAGGAAGTTCTGCACCTACCATACGCAAGAAAGATGCGATTGAACGGTTACCGTAACGCTCAAATTCTTGCTCGTAAGTGTCAGGCAAATATTGATTCAAGAAATCAAAATTTGTGATGTAGTTTGTAGGCAATGCTGCCTTAACAGAGCTCGGGGTCAATAATGGGCCCGGAGATGCTTGTAATGTACCAGCCATTTTTTCTAGTTTTTAGGTTTTTGTTTAATAACTAATCTGTTACCGTAACTAGGCTCTACAGCTCTTACTTGGAAACCACCGTCAGTTTTCTTAGTCATCTGAGTAGATTGACGCACCATGTCGATATTTTTTGACTCCTTAGAGACTGTATCAACTGTGTCTGCCATTCCCTTCTCATAGAAGAACTTTGCAAACTTATCAGGGTTCGAAGCAATCGCTATTGCTCGATGGAATAACTCAGCATCTTTTAGGTAACCATCTTCGTTTAAGAACTTATTTACAAAATTCTTTAGTGAAGACTGTTCTTCAAGAAGTGACTTAGCTTCTGCTGGTTTATAGGTTAGCGCTTTGTCTTCGTCAATTGCAAATTTGAAACCTTCAAACTTATCAGAAAACAACTCACTAGTCTTGTCAGCAAAAAACTGAGACCGCTTTGTTTGCTCCTCTTGCTCGCTAGTTGCGGCTTGTTTATATTGCTTGTAAGATTCGTAAGCTTCTTTTTCTTCTGCTGGAACAAAAGCATCCCTTGACTCAAGCGGCGCTTTGTACTGTTCTTTTAGTTTATTAAAGTAGTCACGAGCCTTAGTCAGCTCTTTTTTACGTTCTAGCTTTACCTTTTTAATGTGCTTTTCATCATCAAAGTCTTCATCATATGAATACTTAGACTCAAGCTCGAACTTAACCTCATCAGCATCAAGCTCTGGGTTATTTTCTTTGTGGTATTGGTAAAGCAAAGAATCTTCATCCATGGCGCTGTAGTCGACATTCAACTTCATGAAGTCTTCAATACCACGCCCGGTATCTTTCTTATACTTTAGAAACGCAGATACATCTTCAGGTAGTTCTTCAGCTTGTGATCGCTGCTCAACTAACTCATCTAAAGATGTGATCTCTTTGTTCCATCTTTTTCCTAAATATGAAAGAACTTTATTATCATCTAAATCCACCTCTTGTGGTGGGTTATCATCTACTACTGTCTCAACTGGTGGTTGATCTGCTAAGTCAATCTTTACAGTATCATTATCACCAGAGTGATCTTCTAATCCTTCAAGAAGCGCTGCTTCTTTTTCGGCTACAGATTTCTCTTCGAAATCTACAGACCTTACTTTGAATTCATTTTCCATTTAATTTAATTTTGACAAAGTTAATAATTATTTTATTTATTCATTTTAATCATCATAGTTACTAGCCCCAGTGATTATTTTCTCTTTCCCAATAAAATTCTAATTGCTCTTTATTCCAATCGTAATACTTGCCAACTACATTACATTTAAAAATACTATGTATATTTTCATATTGCGCTACAGTTATCACTTCTTTTCCTTTTATACTAGACAATGAATTAACCATAAATGTGTAATTACTTCCACTTATAATTCCTGCCTCCACTAGTACAATTTTTTGTTTATTAAATAATGGGATTTGTTTTATAAAGTTATCTCTATATGGAGTAGGATCCTCATCAGGGTATGGGACATTTATATGTAACATCTCCATCATCTCACCCATAGAGCTTAAATGATGTGCTATGTGCATGGATATAGAAGAGCTGTAATCCGGTGATATATTTAATATAATACCATTAGATGGATTAATATTATACTTTTCAAGTTCTAAGCAAACTTTTTTAGTGGTTTCCCACTCTTCTTTTCTATTTACTTTCATCTATTTAGGCCCAAATGATTCTAAGTCAAATCCATCCAAAGAATCTTCTGTACTCTCAAAATTCTGAGGCGGTAGGTTATTCTGTCGTTGGTTAATTAGCTCAGACTGACGAGTGGCCTGTAGGTCGACTCGTTTATCTTTTGCCTTTTCCTTATCAGTTTCACGATCCTTCAATGTCTGCATCTGCATACCATTAAGTTGCATGTTGTATTGGAACTCAATAGCCATCAACTCTTTCTTTAGCTCGGCTTCTGCCTGCATCTTCTGAATGTCGCCTTGAACTTCCATCTGCTTGATCTGAGATTTCATTTGGCCTTCCAATTGGATGACCTGTGACTTAGCTTCAGCAGCAGCTTGAGAGGATTGGATGTTTGTCTGCATTTGCATTTGGAACTCCATCTCTTTCTCTTTCTGCTTCTGCTCCATACGCTTACGACGTTTCATCTTAAGCATCTCGTTTGCAAGCTTAATGTTGTTTATCGTGCGGATGTCAATTGCATCCTCTAAGTCAATTGTCTGCTGCTGCAATGCCATTTGAATGTTTTGCTCAAGCTGAGCTTTTTGCTCTTCGTCTGGTGCAATCTCAATAAAGATACCAAAGTCGTGTAGGTAAAGATCCTTAACGTCCTCAAGTATCGCCATGTTGTACTTGCCAATCTGCATAGCAAACTCCTCGGCGAAGTCAGCATATTCAAGTATGTCAGCGACACGTATAGATAAGCACTCAGCAACTCTCTTAGTGGTATTAAGACCAGCGTCTAAGATGTGGCGAGTAGCTGTGTTTGAGTTTAATGCTGCAAGCTTCTGAACACCAACCAAAGCATCCGGGTGTGGTGTTGATGCATCACGCACCTCGTTTACACCTGTCACATCGCGGATCATATTCAAGTAGTGGTTGTAGTTGCCGATTAGGGCAGCCATCTTAGCTTGACCACTGTTTGAGTTGAGTTCTTGGATTGGAATACGCGCGTTGTTGAACTCACCGTCTTGTGTGTAGCTACGTCCAATCACACTACCCGTTTGGAAGTATAGATTGAGCGCATCCTCAGGATTGTATGCAGCGCCTGTTCCAAGGTCAACTTCATTAATACCATCAGCATCAATGAACACACCATCAGGAACTACGCGAGCCATAACTTGCTGTAGCTTTAAGTGAGTCAATTGGATCTGATCGGCAAATGGAATCATTCGACGAACGAGTGATTCAATATTTCCTTTATAGTAACGTGGAGCGTAAGCAATGTAGTTTGGAAGTGCTTTCTGTGATGCAGACTTAGGACGAACCATGTTCTTCATCATTTCCCACTTAATGACGATATTTGATCCACCGACCAACACGCCTTCATACCAAACGTCGCGAACAGCCTCAACTACCTCAAACATTTCGTTTGGTGGTGGGTTGAAGTTATCGTCCTTACGGATTACTCTCTCTCCTCCGTTCTCTAGTAATTTCTTTTTCCAAACAAACTTCTTATGAGTCTTGTAGTTAAAGTATAATAACGTCACAACCTCATTTAAAAATGCGTCGTCTTGATAGTTACGAACTACCGGGAAGTAGTCATACCAAGCTGAACCTGCGTTCTTAATCTCAGTCAACTCTTCGTCAGTAAGGTTTGGATTCATTTTAAGCAGCTCAGTGTAGTGAACCTGCTTAACCTCTCCAAAGTAAAAACAATCAGAGAAGTCACTCTTTTCAGTATAGCTGTGAATCCAGTTAGCTGGATCTACATACTCAACCTTAACACCATCATTGATAAGGAACTCATGCTTTACAACACCAAGTCCTATCGTGGCTACGTCGTAGTAATAATCTCTCAACACATCTTCATAGTCATTCATCTTAAGAAGTGTGTTGATGGCAATCTCTTCAGCAATCTCAATAGATGGCTTGTAGTTCATCTGCATGTACAGAGAAAGTTCCTGATCATTTGCAGGAAGCTCATCTGGATTTACGTTGAACGCGTCAATACCAAGTGTTTCCTTGGTCATCGTTAAGAAGTCCTTAGCCACCATGTCAGCCTCGATCATGTCCTGGAACACGTT